CGCCCTGCAAAAAAGCCATGGGAAGTCTTGAATACAAAGAGGATCTTAGAGGATCTAAAGATACATCCTAAGAATATGGCACTGGCTAGAGCCTTGGTTGGAGATGCATCTGATAATCTTCCCGGAGTACCGGGTATTGGATTCGGGAGGGTAGTAAAATTCTTTCCTTTCTTGTCTGAAGATGAAGAATATAGTGTGCAAGATCTATTTAATGCTACCAATGAACTTCTAAATAAGAAGAAGAGTAAGTACCTAGAAGCAGTTCTAGAGCACAAAGATGTGATTCATGAAAATTACAAAATCATGCAACTGTATCAACCTTCTGTATCTTATCAGAGACGTCAAATGGTTGAAAACTGCTTGGTTGATAGAGATAAGCACTTTAATCTAACAGGCTTTAAATTGATGCTATCAGAAGATGGCTTTATGTCTCTTAAGTGGGAAGTACTTGAGCAGACAATGAGAAGAATAATTTCTGAATAAAGCAAACAACATAAACGTATATATTATACAAACAAAAGGGAGGGTAAATGAATATGAGAAAAATGCCAGAAGATTTTTCCAGATTTGGAAAGCATTTTCAAGAATCAATGGTACAACTAATGCTAGAGGATAGAAACTATTGTGATCAGATTACGGAGGTTTTAGATATTAACTTCTTTGAACTTTCATATTTACAAACATTCGTGTCCAAGATTTTAGGATACAGAGAGAAGTACAAGGTTCATCCGACTTATAAGACGATGATCACCATATTAAGAACAGAACTAGAAAGTGAGAATGAAGCACTACAAAGACAAGTTAAGGAATACTTTGGAAGAATTCACGGATCTGAAGTTGAAGACTCGGAGTATATTATCGGAGTAAGCCTAGATTTCTGTAGAAAGCAGAAACTTAAAGGAGCACTAATGGAGACTGTTGATCTGATGCAGTCTTCTTCGTTCGATGAGATAAGTAAAATCATCAATGATGCGCTTTCTTTGGGATTAGGGAACGAAGCAGGGTATGAATATTTGACAGACTTCGAAGAAAGGTATACCCTTAAGGCTCGAAATCCCCAATCTACCGGTTGGAAACATATTGATGATATCACGGAAGGTGGACTTGGAATAGGAGAACTAGGGGTAGTAGTTGCTCCAACTGGGGCAGGTAAATCTATGGTTCTCACGGCATTGGGCTCTGAAGCCGTTGTGGGAGGAAAGACTGTAGTGCACTATACTTTCGAACTTTCTGATAAAGTAATCGGAAGACGATATGACTCTTGTATCACCAAAGTCCCATTGTCAGACTTGAACAGTTTCAAAGAACAAGTTTATGATGAAATTAGTCAAGTCAAGGGTTCTCTCATAATTAAAGAATATCCTACCAAGTCGGCATCAACCAATACTATCAGAAATCATTTGGAAAAGTTGAAGAAGAGAGGAATTGAGATTGATATGATCATTGTCGATTACGCTGATCTGCTTAAGCCTGTAAGTGTGTCTAGAGAAAAAAGACATGATTTGCAGAACATTTATGAAGAACTTCGTGGAATATCACAGACATTTCAGTGTCCACTTTGGACAGCATCTCAGACAAACCGTTCTGGACTCAATGCAGAAGTCGTCACGATGGAGTCGATATCAGAGGCATTCAATAAGTGTTTTGTGGCAGACTTTATTTGCTCTGTTTCTAGAACCCCGCAAGACAAAGTCAATAATACTGGTAGGATGTTTGTGGCGAAGAACAGAAATGGAGTCGATGGGATTGTTTATCCGATCATGGCAGACTGGAGTACAGTTAGTATGGAAGTATTAGCAGAATCCACTGAAACAATGCAAGAAATAGAGGAAAGATCACTTTCTGAACACAAAGCAGATTTATATAAAAGATACAAAAACAACAAGGAGAATTAATCATGGAAGTATCGAATCAAATATTATCGGACATAACTGTCCACATGAAATATGCTCGCTATCTGGAAGACAAGCAGAGACGCGAAAATTGGAAAGAACTTGTCACTCGTAATATGGAGATGCATATTAAAAAGTATCCTAATCTAACAGATGAGATTATTGAGACTTATAAGATGGTATTTGACAAGAAGGTACTCCCCTCTATGAGATCAATGCAATTCGGCGGTAAGCCTATTGAGGTTTCCCCAAATCGTATATTCAATTGCGCCTTTATGCCTGTTGATGATCTTCGTTCATTTTCTGAAGCAATGTTCTTGCTTCTGGGAGGAACTGGTGTAGGCTTTTCTGTACAGCGACATCATGTTGATAAGTTGCCAGAGATCAGAAAACCCAATGAAAGTAGAACCAGAAGATATCTAGTTGCAGATTCAATTGAAGGATGGGCAGATGCTATCAAAGCACTTCTGAACTCCTACTTTAAAGGTACTAGTAAAATTCGTTTCGACTTTTCTGACATTCGAGCAAAAGGTGCTAAGTTGGTAACATCAGGTGGTAAAGCACCCGGCCCTCAACCCCTTCGTGAGTGTATTATGAAAGTAAAGGGTATCTTACGCCACAAAGAAGATGGAGAGAAATTGTCTACCATAGAAGCCCACGATATAATGTGTCATATTGCAGATGCAGTATTAGCAGGTGGAATTCGCCGAGCAGCCCTTATATCTTTGTTCTCGGCAGACGATATCGAAATGCTTGCAGCGAAATCAGGAAACTGGTGGGAACTCAATCCTCAACGAGGAAGAGCAAACAATTCTGTAGTCCTACTCCGCCATCGTGTAACCAAAGAGTTCTTTATGGATATCTGGGAACGAGTTAGAGCATCTGGAGCGGGAGAGCCCGGATTCTACTTCTCAAATGACAAAGACTGGGGCACAAACCCTTGCTGTGAGATCGCATTGAGATCTTACCAATTTTGTAATTTAACTGAGATCAATGTCTCAGATGTAAGTACTCAAGAAGAACTAGAGAAGAGAGCAAAAGCAGCAGCATTTATTGGAACTCTTCAAGCAGGGTATACCGATTTTCATTACCTACGTCCTGTATGGCAACGTATAACTGAAAAAGACGCCCTAGTTGGAGTTTCTATGACAGGTATCGCCTCAGGAGGTGTTCTAGAATTAGATATGAGCAAGGCTTCATTAGAGGTTAAGAAAGAGAACCGTCGTGTCGCTATGCAGATTGGTATCAAGCCGGCAGCAAGAACCACTTGTGTGAAGCCAGCAGGTACGACTTCTCTGACTCTTGGTACATCTAGTGGAATCCATGCGTGGCATAATGATTATTATATACGCAGAATCCGCGTCGGTAAGAATGAGGCAATTTACAAGCACTTAGCGGAGCACCATCCAGAGTTGGTTGAGGATGAATACTTCTCTCCTCATGATACGGCAGTCATCTCTGCTCCTCAGAAGGCTCCTGAAGGCTCCATAACGCGTTCTGAGAGTGCCATGGACATGTTGGAGAGGGTTAAGTCTGTAACGTCTTCTTGGGTACGTGGTGGACACCAAAAAGGACAGAACTCTCACAACGTCTCCGCAACAGTAACCATCAAAGATGATGAATGGGAAACAGTGGGAGAATGGATGTGGGACAATCGTGATTCTTATAATGGATTGTCAGTTTTGCCTTTTAATGAACACTCTTATAAGCAGGCTCCATTTGAGGATTGCACAGAAGAGCAATATCATCAAATGCTTCAGAGTCTGAAGAAAATAAACCTAGACGATGTTTCAGAAGAAGAAGACGAAACAAATCTTTCAGGAGAGTTAGCCTGTGCCGGAGGCTCTTGCGAGATATTCTAGAATAATATATTAACTACTTAGCCCAATGAAGCAACGCTTACAAAGTTGCCTCTCTTGGGCATTTTTATTGAATAAAGTTTATACATCAAACGTATAATATATACAAATAGGAGGATTTTATGAAACCAGTTAATAGACATTTGTTGGTAGAAATACCAGTTAAAGAGGTACAAGAAGATAAGGGTGCTTTCTTGCTCCCTGATGACTATAAAATGACAGAAGTGGACAGATATGCTAAAGTTAATATCATTGCTTGCGCTGATGATTGCAAGAGGCAATATAGTGGCGGAGCATACGTGGAGAATTCAATGATCGAAGATATATCTATCAATGGAGAACTCTATCATATTGTATCTGAGAACTATATAGTATTATTATTGGAGGCGACATGAGCGATGGAAAAACATTATTCATTTACAACGATGGCATCGGTAGCGTATCACTCGTTGATTATATGGGTAGCGACATTACCGTTGTTAACTCTGCAAGGGTTTCTTTTGGTATACAAAAACATGATCTTGACAAGCGAGACAAACGTCTTATTAACTATCTTATTAAGCATCGCCACACATCGACTCTTGAGCATAATCTTGTCACTTTTAAGTTTGTTGTCCCTCTCTACGTACGTTCTCAGCATCACCGCCATCGTACTTGGAGTTATAACGAAATTAGTCGCAGATATACGGATAAAGATCTCCGATTTTATGAACCGCTAGCATTTAGAACTCAACATGAGGACAATAGGCAGGCATCAAACGAGAATGATACTGCTAACCCTACTATTACTCCACAATTTATTGATTCATATATCTCAGCCTCAGATGCAATGAAAACATGGCACAAACAGTCACTAGATTTTTTTGACAAGTTGATAGAGGCAGGTGTCTGCCGAGAACAGGCAAGAGGTATCTTACCTCAAAACTTATATACAGAGTATTACGGAACTGTCAATCTCAGCAATCTTTTGAAGTTTATCGATCTTAGGACGCATGAAGGAGCGCAATGGGAGATACAGAAAGTAGCAGAAGCATGTTTGGAGATAGTCACAGATTTATTCCCAGTGACAGTCAATGCCTATAGGAAAGTAAGAAATGAAGTCAATTCCACACCGTGATACAAATCTTTATTTTGACAAAGTTATAATCGGCAGCACAGTCCAAGCGATGGTTACTGCTTATAAGTATCAAATCCCTATTTTTGTGGATAAAACTTATAAGCCAATCCCCCATTATCATCTGTCTTCTGAGTTAGATTTATCTCAAATACAAGTAGAGAACAAGATTACCGAGTTCGAACTCTTATCAGGCAAGAAAGAATTCAGAGGAATGCAAAGGTTAGAACTATGGAACATTATGGCTTATCGACTGGGAGCGATGGGCTTGATGCCACTCCAAGGAGCCTTTACCAACACATTCTCAGAATCAATACCGGTAGGACAAAACATTAGGATGTTTTCAGTCCACTCGGACAATAAGGTAATAAATGTAAATTCTAAAAAAACCATACTCTTTGATTTCCCTAAGCACACCTTAGGGCGTAAAACTTATATGGTGAATGATTATATCGACTTGGATAAGATTTACGACTTCAGTACTAGCCTGTTCCCCTCTAAAGATTGTGACTTTGAAGATACGATTGCGTTCGAAACAATCTTTTACAAAGGCAAGGGAAGGAAGCATAAGGTTTGTGCGAAGTCTATCGTCAGTCAAGAGAATATAGATTCTTGGAAGTATAGTCCGACAGCGGTACGCCTACGTGTTCAGAATTCTATATTCTGGAATCTAGAAAAGAAATTCGAACTCATTTTAGGCAAAAGGGAGATATCTCCGATAATGAGAAGAATGAGTGAGTCCATAGAAGATATAATCGAGTTTGATGTTCTAGATGAGGAATTCTATGAGTAATCTTAATTTCCATTTAGCCGGAATTATTCCATTATCTTCTATCCCTTTAGACTATAACTTGCCTTACCATCCCTGCTTGTTGCCGGTTAATGATAATTACCTGATGATTCATCGAGCAATCATGGAGTGCGCATGGGCAGGCTGTGAGACAATCTGGATAGTTGCAGATCCAGATATTCAGCCAATGTTTAAGAAGGTGGTAGGAGACTATGTTTATGATCCAGTAAATTATCATCGCCCAATGGATCCAGATAGATTTGCAAAAAGATCAATGATTCCGATCTACTTTACGTCAATCGACATCAGGAACAGGAGCAAGAGAGATTCTTATGGATGGAGTATCATAGAAGGCGCATATATGGCTTACAGGGTGTCCAATCAACTTTCTAAGTGGGTAGTTCCCAGTATGTATTATGTGGCTTTCCCATGGAGCCTGTATCCTCCAGAGATGATTAGGGAATACAGGAAGCCAATATCAACTCATAAAAGATTCAGAATCACTTCACAAGGAGAAGGGATCAAGCAAGGCAAGATGCTAGGCTTTACATTCAACGAGGAAGACTTTATAAACTGTCGAGCATGGGTTCGCAAAGAAGGTACAGGTAGGTATGTGCCGGGAGGCAAGA